AAGAAGTATTTCAAACTGAAGTTGAACCTTTCATAAAAGGTTTCATTGGTGGGTTTCCTAAAAATGAAATGACCATGAAGCTACAATCTATATTAGATAAGGCTGTTGAAAGAGGTGCACTAAGTGTTGATGAAGGAACTACTTACATGCGAGATAGAAAACAACAGTTATTAGATTTCGTAAAACAAAATCCAGGTCAAACTTTGCCGAGTTTAGATAGAGAGGAATTTTCAGAAGGATCTCCAAAACCACAAGTAACTGAAGAAATTAAAAAAAAATTTCCTGATGGAGATTTTGATAAATATAAATATGGTTTCCCTGCTAAAGATCCAAAATATGAAAAAGTAAGAACATTAGCTAGAACTGAGCAAAGAGCTTTTTATGAAAAAACTCCCGAAAGAGTAGAAAAGAGAAGAGAACTTCACAGAAAATATTATCAAGAAGATCCTCAAAAAGTTTTAACAAGAGCTAGAATATCTGCAGCAAAACCTGAAAGGGTTGCAAAGAAAAAAGCTTATGAAAAAAAACAATACTATGAATTAGGTAAAAGAGAAAAAGATTTAGCTAGATTAAGAGGAGAGGCATTTAAAAAAAATGTTGGATCATGGCAACTTACTCAAGACAATGTTTTATTATCAGATATGGTTAGAGCTGCACAAAAAGGTGATACTAGTTTAGAGATTGTTAGAGGTGGACCTAATAATTCTATAGTAGGAGTTAAAGAGGAAAATAAAATATATCATCCGGTAACTGGAACAGGAAAACCTATTGCAGATGTTCCTGAAAAATCTATACCTATTACCAAACATCCATTACATAAAAAAAGACTAGCTTTTAAAAAACAAGCAAATGCATTTGCTAATACTAAAGTACCTGGAACCAATATAACTTATGGAAAAGCATTAGATGTTTTACAATCAGAAAAAGCAGGAACTCCTTTACAGAAAAAAAATCCAGCTGAATTTGAACATACGAAAGGAGTAGCAACTGATTATTCAAAAGGACAGATTGCTTTGAGAACAGCTAATAGAGAAAAAGATGTAATTTTAAATTCTTTAAAACAAGGATTTATTACAAAAGAAGAGGCAGATAAAAAACTTAAAAAAATAGGTGTAAAGGCATTTTTTAAAAATAGATATATAGGTGCTCCAACAATTAATCCTGAAAAACAGTTTGATGATTTTAAAAAATATGTAGATAGACAATTAAATTTAAATCCAGAATTAATAAAACAAACTAAAATAGAAAAAGCAAAAACAATACCCGGTGTTACTACAGCAGATAAAATAAAAAGACCTGAAAGAGCATTAATAAGAGATCAAATAAAAGATTTTCAAATAAGAACCGGAGGCCCGACTCTTGGTGCTGTAGGTGATATTGGAATGGCTAGAGATATTTTATCTAGAGATATTGAAACTGGTAAAAGATTAATTAGTGAATATGGACCTAAAGTTCTTCAAGGAGCTAGACAAGTTGGTAAATTTGCAGTCATACCTGAACTTGCTTTAGGTGCAGCATTTGCTCCATTAGATTTAGGTGAAGGAAGATCTGGTTTAGAAACTTTATTAAATGTAGCAACGTTGGGTATGGGCATACCAATTAAAGATGCAAGAGATAGAGCTAACTATGTAGATCAGTTTGGATTAAAGGAAGATTTATTTTCTGCACAAATAAAACAATCTGGTGCACAATATGGTGCACCTGAATTAACAGAACGTGAAAAACTTGCTTTAGAAAAAGCACAAGAATTTGATACGGAAGTATTACAACCAAGATTGGAAAAAACTTTAAGAGAAAGACAAGCAGCTTCTGATCCTAATTTTGGAACAGGAATTATGGGTATGGCCAATGGTGGACGTATCGGTTTTGGTGGTGGTTCCGATATGGGTACTGTCGCTGATTCACAAGGTAATGTAGGACCAGGAGCCGGTGGCTATCAAGGTGGTGGAACACAGGAATCTGATGACAGAAGTTCTGCAGCCCAAACCGCTGCACACAATGCAGCAGTTGCAGCAGCTCAAGCTGCAAATAAAGCAGCTGAAGAAAAAATGAATATAATTAATACATTAAATAGATTTAGACCTGACACTTTTGTTAATCCATATAATTATTCAATTGGTTTAAATAAAAATATTGGACCTTTTGGATTAAACGTTGGTATTAATACTCTTGGAATTTTAGGAATTGATGATCCTCGAACAGAAGAAGATGAAAGTGAACAAGATGATTATGGAATTAGTGCAGGTTTTAATACAGATGTACTTGGAGGAAATCTAAGTTTAGGTGCAGGATACAATCCAACAACAGGTACAAATTTAGGTTTAAGTTTTTCTAAACAATTTAGTCAAGGAGGCCGTGTAAATTTTGCAGATGGATATGATCCGAAAAGAAGAAAATTTATGAAAGCAGCTGCAGGTATTGCATCAATACCTGTATTTGGAAGAATGTTAAAACCAGTTGTTAAAGGTATGGAAGCAGCAGGACCTGCTGTGACACAAGCAGCAACAGAAGCTGAAAAATTATTTTTTAAATTAGTTGATGCAGTAAAGAGTAAAGGCATTATGGATAAATTAGATAAAGTAACTGGAGGTAGATTATCTGGAGCATATCATACATATAAAGATGCAGAAGTTTTAGAAGATGCCGGATCCATTACTGCAAAATTTAAAACGGATAAAGGTGCACCAGCAGAAATTGTTTATATTAAACCTCAAAAAGGAATAGATCCTAAAACAGGTAAAGAAGTGGAATACCCTGGTCAATTTGATTATGAAGCTCAAGAAATAGCAAGAATAAATCCAGAGGGAGATGTAGATATTGATGCAGAATTTGAAATTATTGATAGTCTTGAAGATGTAAAGAAATTGATTGATGATTAAAAAATTAACTACTACAATACCCCCTAAATCAGGACCCATGCCTCAGGGCTTGAATATTTCCTATAATACTGTTACAACAGTCAAACAATCTGGAGAAAAAATAAATGGCAGACAATATGGACAACGTAGACAAAGCTCTACCCAACGAACCAAGAAAAGAATTTGAAGTTCCTGGTGAACAGGAAATACAAGAACAAATTGTAGAACAAGTTCAAGAAGAACAAGAATCCCCTGATGATGTAGAAGTCACAGAGAATGAAGATGGATCAGTTGATATAAATTTAGATCCTGCGGCTGCAACCCCTGAAGGTGGTGATGAACATTATGCAAATCTTGCAGACTTTTTACCGGATGATGTATTAGGTCGACTTGCATCAGACTTATCTTCTAAATATCAAGAATACGTTGGTTCAAGAAAAGATTGGGAAAAAACTTATACACAAGGATTAGATTTATTAGGTTTTAAATATGATCAAAGAACAGAACCCTTCTCAGGTGCATCGGGTGCAACGCATCCTGTTCTTGCAGAAGCGGTTACACAGTTTCAAGCATTAGCTTATAAAGAATTGTTACCAGCAGATGGACCGGTTCGAACTCAAATCATTGGATTACAAACTCCAGAAAAAGTTCAACAAGCAACTCGTGTAAAAGATTTTATGAATTATCAAATCATGGATCAGATGAAAGAATATGAACCAGAATTTGATTCAATGTTATTTCATTTACCTCTTGCAGGTTCTACTTTTAAAAAAGTATATTATGATGAAATGGAACAAAGAGCAGTTTCTAAATTTGTTCCTGCAGATGATTTAATTGTTCCGTACACCGCTACCTCATTAGACGATGCGGAAGCAATTATTCATCGTGTAAAAATTTCAGAGAATGATTTAAGAAAACAACAAGTAGCCGGTTTTTATAGAGACATCGATATTGGTAAACCAGGTGATAAAGAATCTGAGATTGAGAAAAAAGAAAGAGAGCTTGAAGGAATTTCTAAAACTGCAAACGAAGATGTATTTACTGTATTAGAATGTCACGTCGATTTAGATCTAGAAGGTTTTGAAGATACAAATCCCGAGACTGGTGAGCCGTCAGGAATTAAAATTCCTTATATTGTAACCCTTGAAGAATCATCTAGAGAGATTCTTTCTATTCGAAGAAACTATGAAGTAGGAAATCCTAAAAAAGATAAAGTTCAATACTTTGTTCATTTTAAATTTTTACCAGGACTAGGTTTCTATGGTTTTGGTTTGATTCATATGATTGGTGGATTATCAAGAACTGCTACAGCTGCATTAAGACAATTGTTGGATGCCGGAACCCTGTCTAATTTACCCGCTGGTTTTAAAATGCGTGGTATTCGAATTAGAGATGATGCACAATCAATTCAACCGGGAGAGTTTAGAGATGTCGATGCACCGGGTGGAAATTTAAGAGATTCATTTATGATGCTTCCGTTTAAAGAACCAAGTCAAACATTACTTGCATTAATGGGAGTAGTGGTTCAAGCAGGTCAACGATTTGCATCGATTGCAGATTTACAAGTTGGTGATGGTAATCAACAAGCAGCAGTAGGAACTACCGTTGCACTTCTTGAAAGAGGAAGTAGAACCATGTCAGCAATTCACAAAAGAATTTACTCAGCTTTGAAAAATGAATTTAGACTCATGGCTAGAGTATTCAAGTTATATCTACCTCAAGAATATCCATATGATGTAGTTGGGGGCCAAAGAATGATTATGCAATCAGACTTTGATGACCGGGTAGATATATTGCCAGTTGCTGACCCCAACATTTTTTCACAGACACAGCGTATCTCACTAGCGCAAACAGAACTGCAGCTGGCACAATCTAATCCACAGATGCACAACATGTATGCAGCGTATAGAAATATGTATGAAGCATTGGGGGTAAAAAATATCGATAGTGTTTTAATTAAACCACAACAACCTATGCCAAAAGATCCTGCATTAGAACATATTGATGCATTAGGAGGTGCACAGTTCCAAGCATTTCCAGGTCAAGATCATCGATCACACATCACAGCTCATTTAAATTTTATGGCAACGAACATGGCTAGAAATAATCCAATGGTTATGGCAAGTTTAGAGAAAAATATTTTTGAACACATTTCTTTAATGTCTCAAGAACAAATTGAATTAGAGTACAGAGACGAATTACAACAGTTACAACAAATGCAAATGGCTATACAACAGAATCCACAAATGGCTCAACAGATGCAAATGCAAATGATGCAGATCCAACAAAAGATTGAAGCAAGAAAAGCACAGTTGATTGCTGAGATGATGGAAGAATTTATGAAGGAAGAAAAAGAAATTACTTCACAATTCGATAATGATCCTATTGCAAAACTAAGATCGAGAGAATTAGACCTTAGAGCAATGGAAAATGATAGAAAAGAACGTGAAAACAAAGATCGAATGGACTTGGATAAGATGAAAGCGATGATGAATCAGATGAATCAAGAAGAAAAACTAGATCAAAACGAAGATTTAGCTAAATTAAGAGCGGATACATCAATTGAAAAGACAATTTTATCAAAAACTATTCCAAGTACGGACTCTATGATGAAAAATGGAGCTCCAACTATGCCGAAAGTAAAAATTTTTAGAGGAGGAAATGAATAAATGAGAAAAAAAATGACAAAATCTGAAAAAAAGGTTAAAAAGGTTATGCGGGAATTCAAAAAAGGTGAACTCCCGATAGGGAAGTCGAAGAAAAAAGTAAAATCTCGTAAACAAGCGATAGCAATTGCTTTATCGGAGGCTGGAAAATCAAAACCAAGGAGATAAAATGGAAAAACTAGATAAAATTGTTAAAATAGCAACACCAGAAATGAAAGTTGAAGTCGATCCTAGATCTAAATCAACTGCTGACAAAGCATTTAACGGAATTGCAGTTCCTGATGAAGTTGAAGTAAGAGGAACGAAAAGAATGCTTAAAGAAAAGTCTAAAAAAGCTAAATGGATATAAACCTATGTGGTTTAGTGCTATTAAATTAGCCGCACAAGCAGGCTCACACATTTTTAAAAACCGTCAGAAGACGAAAATGTTAATGGCGGATGCACAAATGCGTCATGCAGAGAAAATGGCGAATGGAGAAGCTGAATATCAAGGTAAATTACTTGAGGCAAGGCAATCGGACTGGAAGGACGAATTTATTTTAATTTTACTTTCAGCGCCAATAGCATTATTATCGTGGGCAGTATTTTCAGATGATCCGGCAGCTATGGAAAAGATGCAATTGTTTTTTGAATACTTTTCACAGCTACCATTTTGGTATCAAACAATTTTTGTAGGTGTCATCGCATCTGTATACGGATTAAAAGCAACTGATTTAATTAAGAGGAAATAATATGAGTAATAGAAGATACAACACACAAACAAGAAAAGCTTTTTTATCAGGCGGTCAAGCAAAACTTGATGCGAATAAAGATGGTAAAATTACAGCTAAAGATTTTGCAATGCTAAGAGGTAAGAAAAAAGATAAGAAGAAAAAACCATCTATGATGGCAATGGCAATGAAGGGGAAAAAATAATGGCAAACAGAAGATACAATACACAAGTAGCTAATGATAGAGCATGTATGTCTAAAGGTGGATCAACTTCTAAATATCATACTACTAAAGAAGGTAAAAAAGCTAAAAAAGGTTTATGGTATAATATTGCTATGAAAAGAAAACGTGGCGAGAAGATGAGAAAAAAAGGTGAGAAGGGTGCACCTACAGAAGCTGCAATTAAAAAATCACAAGCGTAATGTTTAGAAGACAATTTGCATCAGGAAGTAAATCAC